GAGAAATATTGCCTCAAGAGTTGCAACGTGCTATCGCACGCGATAGATTGAGCACATGGCAACGAACACCAACACCGATACCGACACCGACAAGATCACTGAAATCAGCCGCAAGGCAGTCGCAGCAAGGGCCAAGGTGCGGAACGCAGTGGCCGCCGTAGAGGCCGTTGAGAACCTGCTCGACATGGAAATGCGGAGCAGCAGCTTTGATCTTGCCACCGTCGTAGACATGGTCCTCAAGACAGAGGTCGCCAAGTGGTTCGCCGCAATCCTCCGCGAGGAGGAGCGTCGCGGCGACTTCGCGGAGGCGGTCCGCGCGGTTGAGGCCCAGGCACAGCGCAAGGTCATGCAGGACGCGCAATCGCTGCTGAACACCACCTCGTCCGCGACGCACTCACTGCACGACACGCTGATGACACAGGCAGCCGCACAGTTCCTCAGCGATCTGGAGTGGGAGGTTTCCTACGATTTCCGCGGGTGACGCATCGATGAGGGCCCTCCCTTCGGGGAGGGCCTTTCTGCGTTTTGGAGGTTGCTTCGCTGTCACGCGTTCGGTGCGTAGCCTGAGGACACACAGTGACCGCCGTGTCCAGACCGAGCCACAGTGACCTTCGTGTCCGGTTCGCCCGCAAGGGGTCTAGGACGCTGCCTGACCACCGGAGCGAACCCATGAAGGTGATCCTGCACAACAGCGGCAACCACGGCTCAGATCGCTTCCTAGCGTCCCCAGACGAGCAAGAGGTGCCCGCCGCGTTCGGTCGGGCGATGGTCGCACGCGGCATGGCCACCGAAGTGAAGAAGCAACGGCAGACCGCAGCGGCTGCCGATGACGAGCAAGGCGAGGGCTGATGGCACCGACGTTCACTCACGGCAAGGGCGCGACCGTGATCGGCAACCAGTACGCGCTGTCCTCAGCAATGAACGACGTGTCGCTGTCGCAGACCGCTGACACCGCCGACGTGACCGTGTTCGGACTCGATGACCGGGCGTACCTGGCCGGGCTGCGCGACGGCACCATGTCGCTGACCGGGTTCTGCGACGGCTCCACCTTAGAAATGGACCGGCGGCTCCAGGCAATGATCGGCTCGGACACCTCGGTGTTCTCCGTCGGCCCGTCAGGGAACACGGTCGGTGATCCGTGCGTGCTGCTCGCCGGACCTGTCACCGCCTATGACGTGTCCTCCCCAGCGACTGATGTGGTCGCAGCGTCGGCGTCGGTCCAGTTCTCGTCGCAGGCATCGGACGGGTTCTGGTTGGCGAGCCTTGCGACAAGGTCGGCGGCAGTGACCGGGTCGGCAGTCACGCTGTCACCGTCCACGGCGACGACCGGCGGCGCAGCAGGGCACCTGCACGTCACAGGCGGGACGACCTCGCAGACCGCCACCGTCGAGCTGTCCGTGATCGTTCAAGACAGCAGCGACGGCGTGACCTGGGCCGACTACATCACCTTCACAGACATCGACTCGACGAACCCGGCAGGGTACGAACGCAAGACCTCAACCGCATCCTGCAACGAGTACGTGCGCGCGCACGTCGACGCGCAAGGGTCCACATCCATCACCTACGCCGTGGCATTCGCACGGTACTGAGCAACAGGAGCACCACAGATGGCACCAACTTTCCGACACGGCAAGGGCGGCATTTTTACTTGCAGCGACACGGGCGGCACCACCTTCACGCTGTCCAGCGGCCTGAACGAGTGCAGCCTCAACACGGTCGGCGAAACCGCTGACGTGACCACGTTCGGTGACGATGACCGGGCGTACATTGCCGGGCTACGCAACCACACTCTCTCCCTGACCGGGCTGTTCTCCTCGACGCACGAGGCGCGGCTGCGTGGCATGGTCGGCAACACCACTGCATCGAACTTCGTGTTCGGCCCGCAGGGCAACACGACCGGGTTCCCGAAACTGTCCGGCGCGTTTCACCTGACCGCCTACGACGTGTCAGCTCCTGTCGCAGATGTTGTGACGGTCAGCCTGTCCGGTCAGATCACCGGAGCTGTTGCTTCGGGCACGTTCTGAGCGACGTAACCTGCGATCATGGCATCCCTGAAAGACATCATTCTCACCGCTGACGACTTGTCGCAGCGCACCGTCGACGTGCCCGAGTGGCCGCATCCCGACACCGGGCAACCGGTGCGGCTGCTGCTGAAGGCGCCGTCGCTGCGACGACGAAACCAGTTGCAGGCGTCGTTCACGACAGACGACACCGGCAAGCTGACCGCCGAGCAGTACAACCGGATCGCGGTCACGTTGCTCGGTGAGATGGTGTTCGATCCTGACGACATCGAAGCCGGTCCGCTGTTCGCCGATCCGGCTGACCGCGACGCGTTGCTTGACAAGTCGGGGGCGGTGTGCTGGCGCATCTCCGAGGAGTGCATGGTGCTCGCAGGGTTCAAGACCGTCGACGACAGCGACTCGCCGGAGGAGGCGCTTGTCGACGCGGGAAAAGGCTATTCCTGGTAGGCCAGCCGGGGGCACGCAACCGATTCATCCTCGCCCAGAGGCTCCACATGACCGTTGAACAGATGGAAGCGAACATGGACTACGGCGAGTATGTGCTGTGGCTCGCTCACCTGGGTCTAGAAGCGTGGGAGCAAGATCAGGCTAGGAAGCGGGCGTCATGGCGCTAAACGTCGGCGAGCTGGTCGCATCGCTCAAGATGAACACGACGGAGTTCCAGTCTGGGCTGCGTCGAGCGCAAGGCGCACTAGGCGAACTGTCCGGTCAAATGGAAAAGACCGGGAAGTCGATGACGACGAAGCTGACGTTGCCGCTGCTCGGTGTGGCAGCGGCAGCCGTCAAACTGGCCGACGACTTCGAGCTTGAAATGTCGCGCATCCAAGGTCTGGTGGGTGCTACTGGCGACGAGGTCGCTGCGATGAGCGACGACATTTTGGAGCTGGCAGGGGACGTTGGGAAAGCGCCACGCGAACTCGCTGAAGCGATGTTCGCCATCCAGTCGGCAGGCATCAAGGGTGCGGCGGCGACGGAGGCGTTGACGATCGCAGCGAAAGCAGCGACCGCCGGTCTGGGCAGCACCCGTGACGTGGCGCTCGCAGCGGCGTCAGCAATGAACGCCTACGGGCAGGCTGAACTGTCAGCCACGCAGGCGACCGACATCCTGACCGCCACGGTGAAGGAAGGCAACCTAGCCGCAGCCGAGTTAGCGTCCTCGATCGGCAAGGTCATCCCGGTGTCGGCCGCTGCGGGTGTCGGCCTGGACGAGGTCGGCGCAGCCATTGCGCTGATTACCCGGAACGGTGCGAACGCTGCGGAGGCCACCACTCAGGTGCGGGCGATGCTGCTGTCGTTGAACGCACCAACGAAGCGGGTGCAGGCGGTGTTCGAGGCGGCAGGGATCTCCGCTGACGGGTTGCGGCAGGTGCTCGCCGAGGACGGCCTGATCGCTGCGCTGCGAATGGTCGAGCGAGCAGCGAAAGGTGACGCGTCGGTCATGCGGCAACTTCTCGGGTCGTCCGAGGCGCTGTCCGGTGCGCTGACGCTGCTGAACGGCGACGCCGAAACAGTGGCAGCCGTGTTCGACAGCGTGGCAACGTCGGCAGGGATTACTCAGGACGCGTTTGACGTTGCGGCGAACACGTCCTCAGTGCAGTTCCAAATGGCGCTCCAACGCATGAAGGCCGCCCTGATCGACTTGGGTGCGGTGCTGTCACCGATCCTGACCGCCGCGACGAACGCTGTCGGTGACTTCGTCAGCATCATCTCGTCGATGTCCGGTGGCGAACAGCGACTGCTGCTGGTCTTGGGCGGGATCGTTGCGCTGGCCGGTCCGGTGATGATCGGCATCGGCAAGATCGGCACGGCGATGACTGTGATGTCGACGCAGGCGGGCACGGCGGCAGCGTCAGCCGCGGCACTCAACCTCGCGCTGGCGGGTGTGGCTGCGGTCGCCGCACTCGGTGTGTTCGTGTTCATGGACTTCAAGAAACGGCAGCGCGACTTCCAAGAGCAGGTCGACCACACGAACGACGTAATGATCGAGTTCAACGACGTCGGCGCAGTCACAGCCGCCACCGTGCAGAAGATCAGCGACGCTCTCCCTGACGCCACTGAAGGCATGGACGACCTTTCCGAAGCGCTCGGTAGCACCGCTAAAGACGTCCTGCTGTTCGAGCAGATGGCAGCGGCAGGACTGACTGAAGCGTTCATCACAGCACGATCCGCTGGTGCAGACTTCGGGCAGATGCTTGAGATGTCGCAGGACCAACTCGCTGAACTTGATCGCGAGCTGAAATCGGTAGCCACCGACGGCAAGAGCTGGGAGGACGCGCTCAACGAGTTGACGCCTGAAAGTCGGGAGTTTGCTTCAGCCATCATGGAAGTAGTGCAGGCAGGCGATCTCACAGCAGATCAACTAGTCGGGATGGTTGACGCTGTGTTTGCAGTCGAACGGGGACTCAGGGCAGCGCGTGAGGAGAACGAGCAAACTTCTAGATCGTTTTTCGAGAGCGGGGATGCCTACCGGGTTCTGACCGAGCAACTGGGCTACAGCGAGGCAGCGGCTGACGAGCTGTTCCAGCAACTGACAAACCTGGGTCGGGACACGTCCTATGTGGACGCTGCCGCAGTCGTGGTCGACTTGTTGCAAGACCAGGAGTTCTGGACAGGTCTAGCTGCGGCGCAGCTTGCCGACTACGGCAACACGGTGGAGCAAGAGGTCGTGCCCGAGGTCGAGGAGCTGACCGTGAAACTAGGCGAGCTGTACCAAGGTTTCGTGGTCCTCAACGAACTGTTCTTCGACGCCGAGGACATGATCGCCGACCTGGCTGAAGGAGTCACCGATCTGGCTGACAGCTTCGACCGGAACACCCGTGAAGGGCGCGACAACATCCGCACCGTCGACGCGTTCATTCGAGCGGTCGGGCAGTCAGCCTCGGTCGTGGAGGAGTCGACCGGGTCAGCGGACGCTGCTGCGGCTGCGGCGAAAGAAATGGCGCTGGAATACCTTGCGACCGCAGCGGCTGTCGGGGCGAACACGGATGCGATCAAGGACCTGCTGATCCAGGCCGGGCTGCTGACGCAGCAGGACTTCGAGGTGGACCTGCTGATCCGAGCGAACGCAGGCGACCTGGAAGCGGTCAAGCAGGTCATCGACGGGCTGCGAGACAAGTCGATCACGATCTCGATCGCGGCTGAGGTGACCGGCATCACGAAGTCGAAAGAGGCACTGGAGGGATTCGTCGGCGGTGCGATCGGCAAGTTCGGTGCAGGTGGGCCGATCCCTGGGCCGAGCGGGCAGGCGGTCCCGATCATCGCGCACGGCGGCGAGTTCGTACTGTCAGCCGATGTGGTCGACGCAATCCGGCAAGGCGGCACCACACGCGGCCTCGACGCAACCGGCGGCGGCGCTGCCGACATGGCAGGCACCACCATCCTGAACTACGGAATCATAAACCAGGGCACGTCCGACGGCATCGCCACGCTGCGAAACAGCGGCGACTCGAACAGTGTGCGAGTCAGCTAATGACAACACGAATCGACCTCGTCAACAGCGCCGACGCACCCGCCGGAACGACGCTGCGAATGAACGACGGCACCGCTGACGCCGACGGCAACCTCTGGAACGTGCAGCAGCTCACCGGCTGGGGCAGCCGTCAAGCGAACGTGCAGACCGCGAAGCGGATGGCGACCGACGGTGTCATCGTGACGAACGCCACCTACGGGCCGCGGCTGCTGACCCTGACCGGCGTCGCCGTGATCGCAGCGACCTCGGATTGGTGGGAGGCGATGGCCCGATTCGAGTCGGCGTGCGACCATGTCACAGCTGACGGGAAGGTGCGCGTGTACGAGCCGGGCGGCACCAGGCACGCCGGAACCCGCCTGCAAGGCCAGCCACGCATCCAGTTCATGTCGGGCAGTCCACGGAGTCTTTCATGGTCCGTGACGTTCTTATGCCCAGACCCTGACCTCCAGGCGGGGGCGTGACCACCTACACGGTGCTGCTCGTCGACGGCGACAACTCGGGGGCGACCGTTGCGACGTTGTCGACCGGCAGCGGCGCTCAGGACGCGCAGATCGACTCGCTGACCTGGACCTTGAACGATCACGACGCTGCGAGCATCAGGGTGCCGGTCGGGCACGCCAGCATCGGCAGCATCGTCGAAATGTCAATCAACTCCGAGGTGCGAATCGAACGCGACGGGTCGACGGTGTTCTGGGGTGTCATCACCCGCAGCCAGCTCGGCACCGAGTTCCTGCACCTGACGGTGCAAGGGCTGACGTTCTACTTTGAGCGCCGACACGTCGGCGATCAGGACCGCACGAATCTTGTCACGAACGGCGATTTCGAGACTGTGAGCGGGTCGCCGTCGGTGCCGACCGGGTGGTCTGAAGCGGACCCCGGCAGCGACATCGTGCTCGTTTCGTCGACCCAGTATCACAAGACAGGCAGCCGGTCGGCGCGCATCCTGTCGCGCGACAGGGCGGTCGATCTGCGTGCGAACAGCGACCCGATCGCTTCCCCGACATCACCGGACGACTACCACGGCATTGACGCGCAGGTCATCCAGAACGTCGGCCCGCTGTTCGTTGGGGAGAACTTTTTCCATGTCGTCGTCTGCAAAGCCTGGTTCTTCATTCGCGACGACGGCACCTACGCTTTTCAGGGCAAGCCGTTCGACGGGCGCGGCTTCTACGTCCAGACCCTGTCGAGCGGCACCTGGACCGGGCGGCACTGGTTCTACCGCATCGACGAACAGACCGAACGGAACGTGTGGATCAGAGCCGAGTTTGAGGTGCTGGTGTACGGCGGCGAAACCGTACAGATTCGACTGTACGCACCGGGTGGGACAGCGGGAACGAACAGCGCGATCTACTGGGACTCGGTCGGCATGTTTCTGGAGGAGTCGCTGTCGTTCTACGGGTCCGGTGGCACCGGCACCGACGTCGTCAACATCGTCGAAGGACTGATCGAGCACGCCCAGGGTTTGACCGTCCTCGGGCAGCCCGGTCCGTCGAACAAAGACGACCTCAACATTCGAGGCGACCCGGCGAACAGCACCGTCGGCACCACATTCACGGTTGCCTACCAGCACGCCGACCACGCCAACATCTGGGAGGCGGTGAAGGCGTACACGGACGTCGAGAACGGCGTCGACATTCGCGTCACCTGGAACGGGACGAACACCGCCCGCTATGTGCGGGTCGGGCGACCCATCGGGTCAGCGAAAGCGACGTACAACCTTCAGATCAGCGGCGCGTCGAGCAACGTCATCGACATTGCGAACTATCTGCGGGACGGGCAACCGGTCGCAAACAGCATCGTGGTGCTCGGGGACGGCTCAGGACCGGACCGTGAGGAAGCGGCAGCGATCGACACGACCGGCCTCGGCGTTGCTTGGGAAGCGGTCCTGCGGGCACCGCCGTCGTGGGACATCGACCAGCTCGACGAGTTCGCAGCCGGTGAGCTGGAGTCCCGCAAGAACATCGTCGAAACCTTCACTGTCAGGTTGACCGACGACGACTTCGCCGCGCCGATCGCCGGGAACTTGCTGGTCGGGGACACGGTGCAGGTGTCCGGCCAGTGGGGCAACATCAACTGGACGAACAAGGTAATGCGGCTCATCAGGCTGACGTTGCAACCATCGACCGGCGTTTACACCGCCGAGTTCAATCCGTCGTAGACAGGGGCAGCAGTGGCGTCCGTCAACCAGGTGCCGAAACCGAACAACATCATCAGCGACATCGAGAACCGGCTGCGGGCGTTGGAAACCAACCTCGCTCGGAACCTGATCATCGGGGCGGCGGGTGTGCATGTGCCCGGCAAGCTGACGGTCGGCGACGGCCCGCAAGACGGGTCGGGCGGCACCGGTCTGCCGATCATAACCGGGGAGCCGTCCCCGCCGACCGGACTCACACTGACCACAGGCGCTGACGCTACGAACGTGTGGGTCAACGCGGCGTGGACGTTCCCTGACGGGTCCGCTGCGCCGGTCGCAATGTTCGAGGTGAGGTGGAAACGGGCGTCAGACACCGAGTACCAGTTCGCCACCACGACCGACTCCTCGAACTACCGCATCAACGGCCTGGACTCTGCCACGTCGTACAACGTCGGGGTGCGGTCCATTTCGACAATGAACGAGGTGTCTACCTGGGTGGTCGGCACCATCACGTCGGGCACCGATTCGACCGCACCAGCGAAAGTCACCGGCCTGGTTGTTGCTGTCGGCCCGACGTCGCAGATGGGCACTTGGAACGACAACACCGAGGCTGATCTCGACCACTACCGGGTCCAGGTCGACAACAACTCGAACTTCAGTTCACCGGTCGTCGACAAGATCACCTATGCGACGGTGACCACAGTCGACGGGCTAGCTAACAACACAAGGTTCTACTGGCGCGTAGCGGCGGTCGACCGGGCAGGCAACCAGGGTCCGTGGTCTAACAGCGCGAACAACTCGACGATCCTGATCCCGTCGGCGTACATCTCCAGTTTGACTGCCGACAAGATCACGGCAGGCACGATCGGGGTGCAGGTCATCAAACTGTCGAACAGTGCCGGTTCGCGGATTGAGTCGTTCGACGGGACGTCGATGGTGATCCGTGGCGACGGGTCGGCCAACTTCGGGAACGTCACCATCACAGGCGGCACCCTGACCGTCGGCAGCGGCTCGACAATCTTCAAGGTCGACAGCGCAGGGAACCACTGGTCTGGCAACGCTGTGTTCGGGTCGGCGCCGTTTCGGGTATCAAACGCTGGTGCGCTGACCGCCACGAACGCCAACATCACCGGCACGCTCCAGACCGGCACCGCAAGCGACTACATCGTGGCAACCGCAGGCAGCAACGTCCTCAACTTCTACGACGACAACGATCGCGTCGGCACGATCAAATACGACTCCGCGACGTATTTCAACTTCGAGATATTCGGTTCAGACGGAACGAATAACACGATCGACGGGTTGCTCGCACTTGGCAACGGGTATGCAGTGCTGACACCTGGATACAATCACCAGTTGAACCTCGGATCGCTTGACGGCGGGCCTACTAACCGTGCAGCTAACGTGGTTATTACCGCTGGGACCGCAACGTACATCGGCCAAAGTGGCGGCGATATTGCGAAGTTTGATCGTCCGTCGAGTATCGGACGACTGAAGATGCTGTCGGGCGCAACAAACGACGGCGGGCAGGTCGTGCTGGATCACCCGACCGCCGGGACCGTCGAAGCGCAGTTCTCAAACACTCATAGCACGTCTTTCGGCGAGTACATCCAGCTTGCAGGCGACTACGCCAACGGAGTCCTGCTACGTGTCAAACTGACGGGCGGCACTAGCACCGGACCTGCTTTATACAACAACTCGGTCGGGGCGACACGGAAGCAGTTGTACGTCGACAACAACGGGTTCATCGGGGTGGCGTAGCCTGTGAGCATGAACCTCGACGGAGAACGGTTAGCGGAAGAAGTAGCGCGCGCGCTTGGAGCGCAGATCGCTGCGCTGACGATTGAGAACGCGCGCCTAGCCGCTGCGCTGAATCAGCTCACCGAGCGAGAAGGTGCCGAAGCCGGTGACGGCAGCGATCAGGCAAAGGCACCGCCTACTCTGAAAGTGTGACGGTCAACCTGTTGAAGGCGCTGGGCCTTGTCGTTGCCCTGGTGTGCGTCACCGTGCTGCTCTCTACAGGCGGCATTGACGAGACACCAGGGGTCGGCCTCCTCGCATGGATCGTCGGCTATTTGACGGGAAACGGCGTAGCCGTCCTGCGCGACCTGCCATCGACGCCGGTCGTGTGGCGACGGCACGAAGGAGAACCAGACGATGAACCTGCGTGAGATCCTGACCCGGCTCGGTGCGGTGTTCGCTGCGACCGCTGTCCCGAACCTCGGCGTCGGCGCAACCCTCGACGTGGCAGCGTGGAAGTCTGCAACGATGGCGGGCGTGGTCGCTGTGCTGGCGGTGCTGCAACGCCTCGCTGCGGCGTATCGCGACGGGAAACTGACTGCCGCCGAAGTCGACGACGCGTTCGATGGAACTGCCTGACCTTTCCGAGTTCTACGCAGCTCAGCGTGGACCGGGGGTGCGGTTCGGCCGCAAGCTGGACCGGTTCTTGGAGATGCTGCCTGAGGACCGGGCAGATAAAGCGCAGGCCGCGCTCGCCGACATGACGTTGTCGACGATGGCGATTGAACGGGTCTTTCGGGCGTGGGCTGACGAGCTAGGGATCGAGGCGGCTGCGGTGCCGTTGCAGAACACGATCCGCAAGATGCGACCGTCGAATGGTTGACCCGCTGGAGGAGTTCCGGCAAGCCGAACGGCACCGTGTCGTTTCTGACAGGTCGCAGGAATGGCCTGCCGTGCTGCGGGTCGGGGACAGCACCGCAGAGCTGACCACCGAACCCGCTGTGATCGAAGTCGGTGAAGCGCCGGACCGGCCGCCTGACGTGGACGATCTCGACGTCATCTTCGCTGCGTGGGGGCTGTCGCGTGACGAGTGGGAGTTGGACGCCGGGACGTTGCGGGCGAACGTGTGGCCGATGGCGGTCGGCCCAGGGGACGTGCGCCTGTTTAGGCAGTGGAAGGCGACGTTACGCCGGGTCGGATCACGAGCCGACATCGCACCGATCCTTGACGGTATCCGCAGGATGCGCCCCAGGCGGCGTAGAAGCCCGTCTGCGGGCCGCACACGGGTGCTGGCGGTGGCAGACCCGCAGATGGGCAAGGCAGGCGCAGACGGCTCTGCGGCGGTTGCTGGGCGGTGGCTGGCTGGAGTGCAGGGTGTCCTTGACGCTGAGCAGCGCGCCCGCAAACTGGGGTACGGCACCGACCGGATCATTGTCGCCCTCATGGGTGACCTCATCGAGTCATGCTCGTCGTCGCATCAGTCGCAACTGTTCGAGCTGGACCTGCACCTGACCGACCAGATCCGGCTAGTGCATGAGTGCGTGTGGCAGACCGTGAAAGCGGTCGCGCCACTCTGGCAGCAGGTCGATGTTGCGGCTGTGCCCGGCAACCACGGAGAGGTGCGCGCCAGCAAGGGGCAGGGGCTGTCGACGATGCCGTCAGACAACTTCGACGTCGCAATCCCCGACATGGTGCGTCGCTCGATCGTGGAGCTAAACCCTGAGCCGTTCGAGCATGTGCGGTGGTGGATGCCGCACGGGGAGGAACTGGTCGTGGTGATGCCAGTCGACGATGTTGGCGTTGGGATGGCGCACGGGCACCAGTTCCGCGGTGCCGGTGATCCGTTGCTGAAGGCCGAGCGGTGGTGGGCGAACCAGTTAGTCAACGACTCCCGATCTGAGCTGGCGTCGGTGCAGGTCCTGCTGGTCGGCCACTACCACCACCTGCGGGTGCAGCGGTCCGGTGACCGCACGCTGATCTTGTGCCCGTCGCTGGAGGACCGTGAGGGCAGCCGGTGGTTCACGAACGCGACGGGGGCGCAGTGCCCGCCAGGGATGCTGTCGTTCGTGGTGGACGGGCAGTCGCCGTGGCCGGTCCGCAACCTTGAGGTGCTCTGACCGTCGCACCTCATGCCATAGGTGCTATAGTGCCCGCATGGCTATGACTGAATACGAAGAAACACGACCTGACCCTGTCGTTGCTGAGGTGGTGCCGCTCGGCACCATGCCCGGCGACGCCGAATGGCGCGGCCTGTGCCAGATGGCGCGTGTCATGTCCGCGTCGGCGCTCGTTCCGGCGTCGCTGCGACGCAAACCCGAGGACGTGCTGCTGGTCCTGATGACCGGCCGTGCGCTCGGGATCGACCCGATGACCGCACTCAATCAGTGCTACGTCGTCGACGGCAAGGTCACGATCGCGCCGAAGCTGCGGCTGGCGTTGCTGCACAACAGCGGGCGAGGAACGATCCGACCGGTCGAAGTGACCGCCGAACGCTGCACCGGGCGTGTCCTCGACGCCACCGGACGGCTGCTGGAGGAACGCACCTACACGATGGGCGACGTGCCGCAGTCCCTGTCGAAGCGGGAGAACTGGCAGCAGTACCCCGCCCGCATGTTGTGGTGGCGGCTCGCCGGTTACCTCCTCGACGACCACTTCCCCGAGGTCGGCCTCGGCATCTACTCACCCGATGAGCTGGGTGCTGTGACCGACGAGGACGGCGTCCCGATCGACAGCGACACTGTTGCCCTGCCGCCGGGGTACGGAGCCGAAGCACCCGCACCGGTTGTTGTTGACCAGCTCGCCGATCAGCGACGCGAACTGACTGCCGCTGTCGCCCAGTTGGGCGAGGACGCCACCGTCGAGCTGCGGTCGCTGTGGACGTCGCGTGGTCTTCCGAAGATCGGCGGCCTGACCGACGAGCAGATGGTCGACGCATGGACGCTCGTGGACATCGCCCAGGACATGGTTGAGCCTGAGTACGCCGACGGCGAAGAGCCGTTCTGATGGATTACCGTCACGCCATCGCCCGTGCCGCAGTGCTCGTCAACGGGCAACGAGGCACACTGACTTTCGTCAACAAAGCCTGCACCCGCGCACGGGTGCGAATCGAATACGAGAACGGCAGCACGCACCACTGGGAAGGTCGTCTGTCCGAAGTTCGACTACAGAAAGAGCAGCTCATGCTGATTGACAAGAACCAAGTCGCCCGAATGATGGGCGTCGAGCCGCGCACCGTGAACCAGTGGTGGCACATTGCTAAGACATCCGGGCCTGGCCGGAAGTCGGAGCCGATGCCCGCACCGCAGGGACGGGCCAAGAACCGTCTGTGGTGGGACGCCGACGAGGTGCTGGCATGGGCGCACGCAACTGGACGGAAGGTGCGGGTGTGGCCTCCTGTCTGACCTGTGGGCGTCACCGGCCACGCGACGATCTGAGGAAACAGGCGCTGCCTGCCGGGCTGGTGTGCTCCGACTGCCGTCAGCAGCGGGCCAGGGACCGCTCAGCGGTGGCAGACAGGGGTGCGAAGCTGTGATCGAACTGTGCGGGAAGTGCGGCAACGAGTGGGACGAGCTGCACGAGCAGCGTGGCTGCGTTGCGTCGAAACCGCAGGCACCACCACCGTCTGACCCTGGGCCTGCCACCGAACGCGACGACGCGCTGCGCCGGATCGCTGACCTGCGGGCCGTGCTCGCCTCGACCGCATGAGCGCACGCGCTCTGACCTGGGCGTGGGAGCAGCAGACAAAGTCGTCGGGTGAGCGGCTGGTGCTGCTGGTCCTCGCTGATCGGGCCGACGACGACGGCTACTGCTGGCCGTCAGCAAGATGGATCGCAGCGAAAGCGCTTCTCGATGAGGGCACGGTGCGACGGCACCTGACAGCGATGTGCGGCCGTGGGCTGCTGACCCGTGAACGCAGACGGCGACCTGACGGCAGCCTCTCGACGTACGACTACTGGCTGTCGATCCCTGAGCGGTTCTCGTCTGTCGGACCACCCGACCAGCGCGCATCCACGCCCGGTAGACCAGCGCGCACCGGTGCCCGCGCTGAACCTTCCATTTCTTATATAGAAAAAAGCACTAGCGCGCATCCACGCCCGCTGGTCCCGCTGATCGGTTCCGACGCCGCCGTGTACTGCGACACCTGCGGGGTGCGAGGCGGCAGGCACCGATACGACTGCCCACTGAAAGACCACGCACCGTGACCGTCGCCGGGGGTCGCGCACGACAACACTGCGGCATTTGTAGTAGGTTCTGCGATGCAGCCCGAGAGAGGAAAAACCAATGGCAGACACCCTGTCCATCGACGACGTGAGCATTCACGCACCGCTGTACCCACGAGAACAAGTCGACGAGAAAACCGTCGACGCGTACGTCGAAGCACTTGAGGCCGGGGCTGAGTTCCCACCGATCGAGGTGCAGCACGGCACCCATTTCGTGCTGGACGGCGCGCACCGGCTGGAGGCGCACCGTCGGCACGGTGCCCAGCAGATCGCTGTTGTGGTGGTTGATCCGGCTGATCCGTTGGAGTACGCGATCGCTGCGAACATGCAGCACGGCAGACAGATGTCGCGTGACGACAAGAAGCGCTCCGCTACGCTGTGGGTCGACGCCCATGTCGGGGATGCCGACGAGATCCCGGTGGCGAAGCTCCGCGAGATGCTCGGTGTTGCCCAGTCCACGGTGTACGGCTGGTTCGAGGCTGAGATCGCCAAGCGAGAAGCTGCGAGGGAACGGGCACGGGTGGCGCGGGTGGTGGCGGTGAACGTGCTGCGCTCGGCGGGGATGACCCAGCAAGCCATTGCCAACCACCTCGACGTGTCGGAGGCCACCATCCGCAACGATTCCAAATCTGGAATGGCTGCGGACGACTCCTGGGGTGAGGTGGTCGCGTCGGTGTGGACCGACGTGCAGCCACTCATCCCCGAAGCCGAGCACAACACCCTGGTGAGCTACTTCACTAGCCACGTCCCTCTAGAACCTGACCTGGAAACGAAACTCGCCACCGGCAAGGCCACTCCCGAAAAAGTGATAGCCGAGCAGGCCCAACGGTCCAAGGATCTTATCGAAGCGGACAACAGATTCGCCCGCAACATCGGCGAAGCGATGGATCGCTGGCACTACGTCAGGGCATACCTTGACGGGCACCGCAACGAGCAGATCGACAAACGTCTGACCGAAACCCAAAAACAGAAGCTCGAAGAAGTGGCGAGCAGAGAGAGACATCATGCCTGAGCCAACAGCTAGCCAGATGATCCGATCCTGGTTGGATCAAGACCGACCCGACCGATACGACGTCGACGACCGGTCATGGATGGAGTCCGTCGTTGATCGCGTAGCGCTGGAGATCCCCGCGGCCGAAGCGCAACAACGGGCAGCACGCCAACAGGTCGAAGCGGTCGAGACTGCGGCGCTTCGCAACGTCGGACGGTTCCTGCGCGAGATCGTAGGGGAACAGATGTCGTTCCCCCTCGACGAGTTCCACGATCTGCGTCGTGCCCCGATCGCTGTCGATCGGATCAGACGCGTTGCCCTCGAAGCGATGAGCGCAGCCGACTGGCGCACATACGGCGACAAGAACAAAGAAGAAGCGCAACGTGACTACGACGCCCGCATGGACGCTGTTGCGGCGGCGAAGTGGCTGGCCGATGAGCAAGATCGTCGGCAAGCCCCAACGACGGCAGCTCTCGCCGGAATGTGGGAGAACGAGCAGGGCAGCGGCGACGATGTGTCCGCCGACTTCTAGATCCCCTCTCGGGCTGAGAGGGAGCGGTGCCTCCCCGCTT